TGGAGCGCATGCTGGTCGAGTTGTTCGGTGCGCAGGACAACAACTACTCGCGCCAGACCGCGCTGTGCTTCGCGGTGGGCGCTGTGGCGCGCGTGCTGTGGTTCGACCCGAAGCAGCCATTCGTCGGCGCGAAGGTGGACTTCATGCTGGTGTTCGAAGGCGAGCAGGGCAAACGCAAGTCCAGCGCGCTGATGGAGCTGTTCGGCAGCACATGGTTCGTGGAGACATCGGAGTCGCCAAGCGGCAAGGACTTCTACCAGGTGATCCAAGGCTGCTGGGGCGTCGAGATCGGCGAGATGGACAGCTTCACGAAGGCCGACGTGACCAGCGTCAAGACCGCGATCACCAGGCGCGTGGACAAGTTCCGAGCGCCGTATGAGCGCATGCCGCGCTCCTACCGTCGCGAGTGCGTGTTCGCGGGCACGACCAACGAGGCGCAGTACCTGCGCGACCCAACGGGTGGCCGGCGATTCCTGCCGGTGCGCACCGAGGGTGAGGTGCGCATCGACCTGATCATCGAGCAGCGAGACCAGCTGTGGGCCGAGGCGGTGCACCTGTTCGGCGAGAAGTTCCAGTGGTGGGACCTGCCGCCCGAGGCCGCCGACGAACAGGCGGCGCGGTACGTGGGCGACAGCTGGGAGGGCAGGGTGGAAGCCTGGCTCGATCGACGGGTGACCGGTGAGAACCGGTATCCGCCTCGCCTCAACTTCAGCGCGGGACCAATCGAGTGGACGACGACCGACGAGGTGCTGACGCATGCCATCGGCATGGACGCCGCCAAGCACGGGCGGCCCGAGCAGATGCGCGTGGCCGCGATCATGAAGTCGCTGTTGTGGAAGCAGGAGCGCCGTCGATGGCCGGGCGGTGGGCGCGACCAGCGGTGGTTTCCTGCGTCGACGGACATCAATGACTGGGTGGCGCGCGCCAGCCAGACGCAGTCGGGAGGTGGCGACGATGCGCCTGACTTCTGACCGCCAGCGACGGCAGGCGTCCAGACCTGTCCGAACCGTCCGAACCTCTGTCCAGACCTCAACCGCGCAGCGGCGGGGCTGTCCAGACCGTCCGGACCTTTCCGGTCGCGTATGCGCGTGCTGCTCCCCCTCATCCCATCTACCAACTATCAAAACAGGTATGGACGGTTTGGACAGTCTGGACACCCTTTGCCCGTCAATGGCTTACGGCGTCCGGACCTCGGGCGATGGTCGGGACGGTCTGGACGGCGCCGCGCGGGCGATTCCCGTGAAACATCGCGGGGTCGAGCGGGGGGCGGCCGTGGAACGGGCCGGGTCGCGCGGGTCCTCCTGGCGATTCTCCCCCCCACGGGTAGCAAGGCCGCATTTCTCGTGCAGTTTTCTGTTCCGCGTTTGGTTCCGTTGGTCCCGCTGGGGTTCCGCATGAGTTCCGCACGCCAGACCATGACGGCCGCCGAGTACGCGGCGCACCGCGGGTGCAGCGATTCCTATGTCCGCCGCATGCGCCGGCAAGGAAAGCTGGTCACCGATGGCGAGCGTATCGTCGTCGCCGACAGCGATCGGCTGCTGGACGACATCACCGATCCGGTGCGTGGCGGAAATCGCGCGATGTCCGCTGGCGCGGACGCAGGCCAGCGCGGGCGCGCGGCCAGTGGCGAGGTGGCGGACGCGATTCACCGCGAGCGCCTGGCCAAGGCCCGCATCGCGGAGCTCGAGCTGGCGCAGGCCGCGAAGGAACTCACACGCACCGATGGCGTGGAGCGCGCGGTGTTTACGCTGGTGCGCCAGGCGCTCAACGAGCTGCAGGGCATGAAGTACCAGCTGCGCGGCCGGCTGGCAGCGGCGACGGAAGTCGCCGTCGTCGACAAGCTGCTCGACGAACACGTGGCCGCGATCTGCGAGCGCATGCGCAAGGCTGCGCGCGCGCTCAACGCCGAACCGCTGGGTGCGGAGTCGGTGGACCGTGACGACGCTGGCGCTGCGCTGGACGCCGATGAGGCCGAGCCTGCATGAGCTTGGAGCTTGCCGCCTTCGATGTGCCGATGCCGGATCCGACCGCGCTGGTCTGCGGCGCCTGGGAGCGCGCGTGGACGCTACCGGAGCGCATCGACGTGTCGGACTGGGCCGACGACAACCGCGTCATCGCGAAGGGCGCAGGGGCGGAGCCCGGCGACTGGAAGACCGACCGTCACCCGCCGCTGCGCGAAATCATGAACTGCCTGAGCGAGCACAGCCCTGTGCGCCTGGTGGACTTCATGAAGTCGGCCCAGATCGGTGCGACTGAGATCGGCATCAACTGGGCCGGCTACGTCATCGACCTCGGGCTGGACTCGATGATCGTCGCGCAGCCGGTCAAGGATCTCGCGCGCTCCTGGGCGACGAGCAAGTTCGATCCGGCAATCGTCGAAATGCCCGAGCTGCTGGGCAAGATGGCGACCGACAACACGCTGGAGAAACGCTATCCCGGCGGCACCCTGTGGGTGATCTGGGCCAACTCGTCCAAGCAGCTGCGCCAGCGCACCGCGCGCTACATCTTCATGGACGAGGTCGACGAGTACCCGCGCGACCTTGGCGGGCAGGGGCCCGCTGACCAGCAGCTGGCGGCACGCGGCATGTCGTATGGCGATCGCGCCCGCATCTACCGCGCATGCACTCCGACCATCGCGGGCCGCAGTGCGATCGATGCGGGCTTCAGGGAAGGCGACCAGCGGTACTACCACGTGCATTGCCCGCACTGTGACGGCGAGCAGGTGCTGGAGATCGAGCGCTTGCAGCCGAACGGCACGTTTGCCTGCGCGGTGTCCGGTTGCATCATCGACGAGCACCACAAGACCGCCATGTTCCGTGAGGTCGGCCACGGCGGCACGGCGCGCTGGGTGCCGCACAACGCGGAGGCCCCGGCGTGGCATCGCAGCTACCACCTGTGGGCGGCATACGCTCCGCTGGGTCTCGGCCTGTCGTGGAAAGACATTGCCGACCAGCGCGCAGAGGCCGAGCGCAACCCGGACCTGCTGCCAGGCTTCCAGAACCTGGTGCAAGGCATCGCGTTCGAAGGCGCGCGTCAGGAGCAGGACCACGAGGCCGTGCAGGCGCTGGGCGAAGCGGGTGTGCACCTCGGCACCGTGCCGCCCGGCGGGTTGATCCTCACTGCCGGTGTCGACCTTGGCCATGACCGGTTCTTCATCACCGTGCAGGCGGTAGGCCGCGGCCAGCGCCGCTGGACGGTCGACTATCAGACCGTCGACGGTGATCCGACGCTGCCGAGCGGTTACGACGCCCTGGACACGTTCCTCAAGGGCACATGGAAGACCGTAGGCGGTATCGAGATGGCGATTACCGCGGTCGCGATCGACGGTGGCAACTGGACGGAAATGGTCGCGCAGTACGTCAAGCGCCTCGTCAGCCAATCGGGCGGTTATCGCCTGATCAACACCGGGCGCGGCTATCAGAAGCAGACGGTGTACCTGGTGCGCGGCCGCTCGGAAAAGGCATCGGAACGTGCGGTGTACCGCCCGAAGAAAACCGAGGTCAATGAGCGCGAGAAGACCATCGCCCGCACCGTGGGCGTGTGGGGCGTGGGCGGCAGCGTCTTGAAGACGATGATCCACGGCTGGCTGTCGGCTGCTGTGGCCGAGAAGGCCCGTGCAGAGCAGGCCGGCGAGCCCGAAGACTTCGATAGCCGCATGCTGCGATTCCCTGGCGGTCACGGTGGCCCGGTGGATGTCGGCAGTCCGGATCCCGGGCGTCTGCCCGAGAGCTACTACAAGGGCCTGACGGCCGAGTACTACGACCTCGATGCGGGCACGTGGATTCGCCCGAAGGGCGTCTACAACGAGCCGCTCGACACGGCCGTTTACGCCGTGTGGGCGTCCCTCGCCCCAGCAGTGAAGGCCGACATGATTCGCGAGTCCCAGTGGGACGCGCTCGAGGCGCAATACCAGCCTGCAGTGATAGGCCTGTTCGACCAGGCGCTCGCCGCCAACGATTCCCGTGAAACGCAAAAGGAGCCAACCCCGGTGCATGCGCCGACCGATTCCCGTGGAACACAGCAGGTGCGTCGTGAGCGCACCGGCCTCGCACGCGATGGGTGGGGCCTGTGATCCGCAAGCGCGAGACCGAGCAGCAGCTGCGAGAGCGCATCGAGGACGCGCTGGTGCGCGACGTTGGCGTCAGCCCGCGCATGGCGCAGCCTTTCATCGAGTCGGTACTGCGGTGCTTCGCAGGTGAGCAGCCGTACTTCCCGGCGGCGCCGCGCGACTATCCGGTGCTGCAGATTCGCGCCGCTCTGGAGAACGGGATTCCCGTGAAACACGTGATGCGCGATTTCGATGTGTCGCGCTCGAAACTGCACCAGCTGTTCCCCGGCGGACTCCCTCGCAGAGTGCGCAAAAAAGCCTGATTCCACGGTTTCAATGAAATCAGCGACAAATCAGTTTTTCGGGCTTTACGGATCAAGGAGTTATAGCGGCGTTGTCCACGGTTTTCCTTAGATCGTGGACAACGAAGTGCGGACCATGGACACCATGGCAACCGCATCCGAGATGGTCGAGTTCTACACGCAAGCCGAGTTGTCGGTGCTGCGTGGACAGCGCGTCCGATTCGGCGATCGCGAACTGACCCGCGCCGATCTCTCCGAGATCCGGGCCGGCCGTCGTGAGTGGCAGGCGCAGGTCGATGCGCTGGCGCGACGCGGCCGGCCCGGATGGGCGGTCGCAGACTTCGGTGGCACCACGTGAGCGCATCGCTCGCGAAGACGCGCCTCACGCAGGCGCTCGCCAGTGACCGCGCCATCGCCACGCTGGCCGCGGTTGAGGCGCGCCGAGCCGATGCGGCTGTGCAGGCGCGGGCCCACGAGGTCACACGTCCCTCGCGCCATCGCAAGCTGGCGCGTGACTGGGGCAGTGGCAACACCATTGCCGGCATGGATGCGCGCCAGCTGCGCGACCAGGCACGCCACCTCGAGCGCGATCTGGACATCGCTGACAACGCGCTCAACGTGCTGGTGCAGAACACCGTCGGCAGCGGCATCGACGTGCTGGCTGCTCCGCGTCTGCCCGGTCAACCGATTGATCGTGCGCTGGCCGAGCAGATCGATGACCTGTGGGACAGCTGGTGGGATGCGCCCGAAGTCACGGGCATGCACGACTATGGCGCCTGCCAGCAGCTGCTCGCCCGCACCTGGTTCCGCGATGGCGAGAGCTACTACCAGGACCTGATCGGCCCGATCGCCGGCCTCGTTCATGGCACGCCGGTGCCCTACAGCATCGAGATGATCGAGCCCGACCTGATCCCGCTCGATCTGACGGACCCGGCCCGCAACATCCTGCAGGGCGTCGAAAAGAACGCGTGGGGGCGCCCGGTCGCCTATCACGTCTACAAGCAGCACCCCGGCGACATGTACGGGGCCGCGCTTGAGACGAAGCGCGTATCTGCCGACGTGCTGCACGGCATTCGCAATACCAAGCGCCTGCACCAGGTGCGCGGACTGAGCGTCTTCGCAAGCTCGATGTCGCGCTTCGAGGACGTGAAGGACTACGAAGAATCGGAGCGCATCGCGGCGAAGGTCGCGGCTTCGATGTGCGCCTACATCAAGAAAGGCAGCCCCGACCGCTATGGCGAACGCCTGGGCGGTGTCGCTGGCGAGATGGTCGTCGCAGATTCGCAGGGCGACCGCGAGCTGAAGTTCACCCCGGGCATGGTCTTCGACGATCTGTTTCATGGTGAGGACATCGGCACGGTCGACACAAACCGGCCAAACCCCAACGCCGCGAAGTGGCGCATGGACCAACTGCGCGCTGCGGCCGGCGGCATCGGCGTCAGCTACAGCAGCCTGACGCTCAACTACGACGGCACGTACTCGGCGCAGCGTCAGGAGCTGGTCGAGAAGTGGGGCGGCTATCTGATGCTGGCCGAGCGTTTCATCGCGCTTGCGGTGCGCAAGCAGCGCATGCGCTTCATCGAGGCCGCGGTGCTTGCCGGCAAGTTGCGCATGCCGCGCGGCTGGCAGCTGCGCCACCTCGCGGCCAGCACATACGTGCGTCCGGTCATGCCGTGGATCGATCCGCTGAAAGAAGCCTACGGGCGCGGCGAGGCAGAAGACCGCGGCTGGACCAGCCCGCAGCAGAACACGCTGCTGTACGGCAACAACCCGAACGACGTCGAGCGCGAGCGCGCCGACTGGGCCGCGCGCCAGACCGAGTTAGGCGTGCTGCCAGCGCCGGCAGCGACAACTGCGCAGGCCGATCGCAGCGCAGTCCGCGCCGCCTCCATCACCGCAATGCTGAGGGACTGACCGATGCGCAAGCACCAGCTCGCCACCGCGATCCAACTGACCATCCGTGCCGACGGCGGCGAAGGCCTGCAGCGCCGCAGTTTTCTGCGCGTCAACGCTCGTGCGAGCGCACCAGCCGAGGTGATGATCTACGGAGTGATCGGCGAAGCGCTGTGGGCCGGCACTGTGTCCGCACGTGATCTGGCTGATCAGATCGCGGCGATTCAGGGCGACACGATCCACGTCCGCATCAACAGCGAGGGCGGAATCGTCTCGGAAGGGCTCTCGATCTACACCGCGCTGCGAAACCATCCTGCGCGGAAGATCGGATTCATCGACGGCCAGGCTGCATCGATCGCCGGCGCGGTCCTGATGGCTTGCGACGAAGTGATTGTCTACCCGACATCGCTGTTCATGATCCACGCGCCGTCCACCATCGCCGCCGGCAATGCTGCGGACTTCCGTGAGTTCGCCGAGCGTTTGGACACGCACGCCCGCGCCATGGCCGAAGCCTACGCTGCCAAGACCGGCAAGCCTGACGAGATCGCTGCACTGCTGTCGAGCGGCTCCGACCACTGGTACACAGGCCGAGAGGCAGTCGAGTTCGGCTTCGCCGATCGCGTCGAAGAATTCACCGCCGCGACGACTGCCAGCCTCGCTGATGGCGCTCGCGTCGTCGCGCTCCACGCCAGCTTGG